AAATAAGGTTTATGATAATGATGGATTCTTGAGTCCAGAAATGGTAATGCCTCAGATGCTAAATATATTAATAAAATCTACTGCCACAACAAATAACAATATAATACTTCCTCCAAAAGCTCCGACTGAAAATGAATAATAAAGCTTATGAATTTGATAGAAATCCTAAATCGGCGGCTTTGATTGATGCAGTTTTAAACAATGAGGCCGATTATAATAATAAGGATAATAGCAGTGATAGACCTTTGGGTAAATACCAAACTGGTTTCTCAGTAACTTATCAGGCTAGTCGGGGTGCTGGTAAAACTTATACTTTGCTTGATATTGTGGCCATCTCGGCTTTTCAATTGCCTAGGGCATTGGCAGCAGTTGGTTCACGTACATTTAAACAGGTTCAAGAAATTATATTATCTCAATCTACAAAAGTATGGGAAAAGTGGAGATTGACTGAGTATGATTCTAAAAATAATCGTTTTGGTAATTATGTAGTAAATAAGCGGCCTCCTGAGCATTTTGCAAAACCATATACTGCACCCAAAACTTATGATAACACTGTAAGTTTTGCGAATGGTTATGCTGTGCAGGCGGTTAGTGCTGATCGTGAAGATACCCAAAGAGGTTTAAACTTAGATCAGTATTTTGGTGATGAGTCAGCATTTCAAAAAAGATCTTTTTTTTCAAAAACAATTTCTCCTGCCATCCGTGCAAATAAGTATTGTTTCCATGATCCTAGGCCGCATAGAAAAGGATATAATCATCCATTGCATTGGCTGAAAATGCAGTTTTCTTCAGCTCCATATTCACCTGAAGGACTATGGATATATGAGAATGAAGAGCGAATGAATAACGAAATAAAACTAAAAGGCGGGTATAAAAATTATTTTTATCTGGAAGCTACGGCCTATGATAACCTAAAGTTTTTACCAGGTGATTTTATTTCTGAACAAAAAGCAAACTTGACAGATTTTGAGTTTGATGTTGAGATAATGAATAAGCGGGTACGTAAAGCCCAGAATGCTTTTTATCCTTCTTTCTCTGAAGAAAAACATGTAAAAGATTACTATGCTTATAACTTTGACGATAAAGAATTCCGTACAGATATTAAACAGGAGGCTTATGATGTATGGAAACCTTTAGAAATGTCATGGGATTTCAATGGGTATTTTACTTGCTGTGTTGTTGCACAGGACTTCAGTAAAGAGTTTAGATTTATTAAAGAGTTTTGGGCTAAAGAATCTGATTCAACATTAATTGCAAAGGTTTGCGATGACTTTGTTAATCATTACAAAAATCATCTTAAGAAAGTTGTGTATTTGTATGGAGATTCAGGAGGAAACCAAAGATCTCCAGGAGAAAACTTCTTCAATGATATTAAAATGCGTTTACGAATTGCAGGATTTATGATCATTGATTGTCTTGATAATACTTATCCATCATTTGCTTCACGTTATAAAGTTATCAATGGTTTGTTATCAGAAGAAAAACCATCGCTTCCAAAAATTAGATTCAACGCTGATGCATGCAAATCATTAATTGTTTCGATCATGAACACACAAACACAAAAGGATTCATTCGAGAAGAACAAAGCAAACGAAGGAAACCTTCGAATCGCTCAGGAAACTGTTACACACTTGTCTGATGCTTTTGATTATATTTTGTACAAAAAGTTTTCTCAATTCGTCGAAACAAGTTCAGCTCGTGGCGGAATGATTCGATTGTCAAAAAGCTAAAGCATGAATTCATAAAACCAATATGGCAATTGCCAAAATGTCAAAGCGTGGGCGGTTAGATTTTACACTTTTTGAATAAATGTTTTAATTTCATTTTGTAACTAATTGATAATTAGGTATTTATGTTGTTTTTTGGTAGGAATAGGCGTTTTAATAGGGTGTTTTTTTTGTGTCCTATGGTGGGGGTTGGTGGTGTTTTATCTTTGATATTATGAATATGGCTGGTTTTGGAATAAATATAAGCGATGTAATTGCTTTTTATAATGAGTCTGGGAAAAGTAGTGAGGGTGCTTTTTTTGAGATTGAATATAGAAAAGCAGATGGAGATTTTGGACATAAAAAAAAGGTGCGGCGTTATGCTGGAAAAAAGCATTTGACTGCTGTAAATGGCGAAAAAAGAGATTTTAGGAGTGTAGGAGATGTGGAGCGTGATGCGAGTAAATTGTTTTTGATTGAGGAAGGGGCTACGCATAATTTTGAAGTTTTTATTTGTTGCTTGGTAAGTTTTAACGGTAAAAGGATTGATCATAGATTTTAATAAAAATGAAAGATAAAAATATTTATTCTAGTGCTGGTGGGGTGATTGATGCCTATTTTAGAATGAGGTCTGAGGTGGTGAGCCGTGGGGATTTGATTGATGGTAATGGGCGTTTATCAAAATTGCTGGTTAGTGCTGGGCCTGATAGTTCTAAAAAAAGTTATGAGGTTTATCCTTGGGGTGGGAATAATAGATTGCCTAATGAGATGGTGGCATTGTTGCGATCGAGTTCTGATATGGGGAATTTGTTGAATACCAGGGCTGACTTTTTGTATGGTGCTGGGATTGGGCTTTTTACTAAAAAAGTTGATGGTAATGATTTGGTTATGGAGCCTGTTTGGAAGGCTGAGTTTTTAGATTTCTTTTTGAGTAATGGGGTTGATGAGTTGGTTGATACTGCGATTTTGAATTTGGTGCAGCTTAATAATTCGTTTATTAATGTGAGCAATTATAGTGGTGGGAATATGGCGTTTAAGTGCATGGATGCTACTACTGTGAGAGCTGTTAAGGTATTGGAAAGCCGTGGAATAATTGATAAGTATGTGGTGAGTGGAAGGTGGGATGATGGTGGTAATAAGTATGCTGATGTGGTGCCAAGATTTGATTATACAAAGCCTAATAATTTGCCTGAAGGGATGGTACATTTGAAACCGCAGCAGCCTGGACAGTTTTATTATGCTTATGCTATTTGGTGGGCATTGAATGTTTGGATTGAGGTAAGTAATAAGATTGCTCCGTTTCATCGGGAGAGTTTGGAGACTGAGGGGAATTTGGGTAATATTATTCATATAGCTAAAAGGTATTTTGATGATATTTTGGCACAAAATCCTGTAAAAACGAATGGGGAGCCTTATACTTATGAGGAGCTGTATGATGCGTTTTGTGAGAATATGGATACGTTTGCTTTTGGGAATGGTAAGCGTACGAATATAATTGATGTGTGTGCTTATGATAGTCAGAATGGGAAATTGGTGGAGTTGTTGAAGGTTGATCCTGTGAAGAGACAGATGACTGGGGCTGAATATAGCGATACGTATTTGAGTGCGGTGAAGGCTATGACGAATGGCGGGCAGGTGCTTGGTGGCTTGAGTAATGTGAGTGATGGTAAGATGAATAGTGGTGGTGGTACGGAGATCAGAATTAGTGCTGAATATCAGCAATTTTATAGGACTCCGAGGGAGCGACGGTTGATTTTGGAATTTATGAACAGGGCTGTGTTGCCTTATGCAAAAAAGAAACTTGGTTTGGCTGATGGTGTTCAATTTGAATTTAAGAATATTTTGCTGCAAACGTTGGATCAGAATAAGAGTGGGGTTAGTCAGAAAAATGGTTTATAGTTAGTTTTTTACTACGATTTAATCTTTTAGATAATGGATATATTAATTTCTAATTCGCAATTAGTAAGATGTTTGGGGACTGGGGCTATTAGTGCGAGTGATGACAGTAATAGGCTTTTGAGCTTTGCTCCGAGTGCTGAACTTTTGGTGAGAAAGGCTTTGGGTGCTGAAACTTTTGCGTATTTGAAGATTACAAATATTAGTCAGATTGCTGCGATGAGTACTGAAAAGAAAGCTTTGTTTGACTGGGTTGAGCGGTCGGTGGCTTTCTATACTTATTCGTTTTATTTGCCTTTTGCTTTGGGTACTGAGGGGGATAATGGTTTGCAGGAGGTTGAGAGTGATAAAACTAAGCCTGTGAGAATGGGTGTGCTAGATAAGAGGCTAAATGCTACTCCTGAATTGGCGGCTGAAGCCTTAGAAGAAGCTTTGAGATTGCTGTATGAGAAGGTTAGTATTTATACTTTTTGGGCTACTAGTGAGGCTTATGTGGTGGTGAAGAGTTTGTTTATACGTTTTGGGAGTGATCTTGGGAAGTTTTTGCCGCCGAGCTTGGGTACTTATTTATTTTTTGGGAGTATTAGACAGTTTTTGGCTGATGCTGAAAGGGATTTGGCTCAGCCATTGCTTGGGCTTGGGTTGTTTAATTCATTAAAAACAAAACAATTGGCTGGTACTTTGACGGTTTTAGAAACTGAGCTTTTGGGATATGTGTGCAGGTTTGTGGCTTGGGCTGCTTATTTGGAGGCTTTGGATTTTTTGGTAGTGGTGGTGACGAGTGGCGGTAAGATTAGGGTGGCAAGTGAGTTTGATGGGATTAATAATAGAAAGGCTCCTACTATAAATGATATGGCAGATTTGAAGTTGAGTGTGGAGCGAAAGCGTGATGAATATAGGGGTGCTTTGCTTGGATTTTTGACTGATAATAAAACTGCTTTGCCTTTGTGGGCCAGTGGTGGCGGGCAGGTGCCTGGGAGTAGTCAGCCTAATTTTTTAAAGAAGTATAAGCGGGTAATGGCGATGTGATTTTTTAGTCTTAAGATACTAGATAGGAGATTTTATTGAAAACTATGTAAAGTACTGTTTGACAAATATGTAAAGTTCTGTTTACATTATTTATAATAAATTTTACATAATTAATATTAATTCTTTACATGATGTTATTTTTTTTAATATAATATTTTATGATCAGTGAGTTGGATTATTTGGAATGTGGTGAGTTTTTGGGTTGTGAAGCGGCGGTGGTTAAGGCGGTGAAGGAGGTGGAAGCTCCTATGGGGGGATTGGATGAGACAGGAAGGGTTGTGATGCTTTTTGAACCTCATATTTTTTGGAGAGAGTTGCGAAAACGTGGGTTTAGTGTGGATAAGTTGGAGTTATTGAGAAAGAATAATGCTAGGATTTTGAGTCCTGTTTGGAATGTGAAATTGTATGCACCTTTGAAACGAAAAGCTAATAAGGCTATTGACTGGGTGGCTACGATGGATGAGCGATATGAGATTTTGGAACAGGCTAAAAATATTGATGAAAATATAGCTTTGAAGAGTTGCAGCTGGGGAGCGTTTCAGATAATGGGGTTTAATTTTGATGCTGCTGGTTTTGATTCTGTTTTTGATATGGTTAGGGTTTTTGGTTTGGGTGAGAGATTTCAGCTGATGGGTTTTGCTGAATATGTAAAGGCTAATTATTTGGATGATGAGTTGAGAGCGAAAGATTGGGCGGGATTTGCAAGAGGGTATAATGGGCCGCAGTATTATAAGAATAAATATGATTTGCTTTTGGAAAAGGCTTATTTGAAACATAAAATTTAACGATTTGGATAATGGCAAGGTTTGAACTGATGAGTGAAAGATTATTGATTATTGCTACGCCGTTGATGATTAGTATGAACGTGGGTGGGATATTGTCGGCTGTTAGTTCGATTGTGATTATTACGTATTATTTGAGTAAGCTAAAGCGTGAGGTGGTTGATGTGGATCATGATGGTAGTTGGAAAAAATATATAAAATCGACATTTAGGCTATGAAATTATTTTGGATGAATTTGACTAAACAAAAATTTATGCACTGGGCGGCTGGTGCTATTGTGCTGTTTCATATAATAAATAGTGTAACGGTGAGTGTTTTTTTGAGTAGTAATGTGAAGCTACTTTCGCCGATAATATATGAGCGGATGATGATGAATATGAATGCACAGAGTATTCAGATTATATCGATGGTGCTGTTGTATTTTTTTGGTAAAAATGGGAATGGGTCTGAAGTGGATAATCATAAAATAGAAAATATATGAAATGGGTATGGTTGTGGCTGAGTTTGAGAATGAAGGCGATGTGGCTGTATTTGCTGATTTTGCGAGAAGAATGGGGGCAAAAGTTGATTTTAGGTTTGGTGGTTTTGGGCTTGATTATATTGTCTCTTTTAATAAGAACTTGTGTAGATGTGAAAAAAGAGGCTGTGCCAAAAAAGGTTTTGGAGGTAAAAGTAAAGCAGGTGGTTGTGAAAAAGGATTCTTTAAAGAATAAGCTAAAAGATATTAAAAATGAAAAAAATAGGGCTATTAAGCATATTGATGAGTTTAGCGATGACGAGCTGTGCGACAGTTTGGAAAAAGCATTTGGTGGTAAATGATGTTGCTGTGGTGGATACTGGGATTGTGGTGAGTAGGCGTGTGGCTGAAGGTTGTTTTGCTTGTGTGAAAGAATTGAAAGCGGCGAGAGATTCGATTGTGGTGCTGCGTGAAATTGCGGTGATTGATGATCAGGTAATTGGGTGGATTGAGGTAGATTTGAAAAAAGAAAAAGGCTTGAAGGTTTGGTGGAAGAGAACTAAGGGCGTGATGAGAGGCTTTGGTATTGGGGTGCTGGTTGGGATTGGTTTTGCTTTAATGAATAAGTGAGCGGAATTTTGAATGATAGAATGATAGAATGATTTTTTTACGATTAAACTTTTTTTTATGAAAAGATTTTTGGTTTTTTTGTTGGTAGTGGTTGGGCCTATGATTGGTTTTGGGCAAACTTTGAGGACTACGATAAATGGTGGGATATTGAGCCAGGGCAATAAAGGTATAACTGCCACTAAGCTAAATAATGTGCTGGTGACGGTGGCTGATAGTGTAAGCAGTAAGGCAAATAAAAATGGCGGAGTATTTAGCGGAAGTATTACGGCACCGAGCTTTGTAAGGGCTGGTGGTACTAGTTTGCAATTTTTAAAGGCAGATGGTAGTGTGGATGCTAGTGCGTTTGCTATACTTGGAAATAATAATGTTTTTACGGGTACTAATACTTTTTTGACTCCAGTTTTTGCTAATAGTGTATCAACTAGTGCTTTTTCTAGTATTACGGGTGCTTGGAGTAATACTGGGAATTTGGGTGTTTTTTCGTTGAGATATAATACAAAATCTGGTGGTAGTACGGTTACTTGGAATCCTGTGAGGCTGGATGCTAATGGATTTGTGGGTATTGGGATGGATCCGACTCAAGCATTTGAAGTTGCTGGAGCAGCAAAATTTAATTCGGCAATTACTGCTACTTCTTTGGCTGCATCGGGTGCGGTTTCGGCTGCTTCTTTGTCTGCTTCGGGTGCGATTACTTCTTCTACTTTGGCTGCATCGGGTGCGGTTTCGGCACTTTCTTATTCTTCGACTACTGGGGCTAGTTTTGCTACAAGTTCTGGAAACTCTGGTTTTGGAATTGCTTCACCTTCTTATAAACTTCATGTAGTTGGTGGTAATGTGTATGTTGGTGGTGTAGGAGCTGGTTTAAGGCTGGAAGATAGATCGTTATCATCAAGATCTTTTCAGTTTTATGTAGATGGTGGTGCTTTGGCTTTTTTTAATCATAACAATAGCACTCAGCCTTTTACTATTACAGATGGTGGAAATATATTGATTGGAACAGTGACAAATTCGGGGTATAAATTAGATGTATCTGGTACGGCACAAGCTACGCAGTTTAAACTTTCGGCTTTGAATACTGCACCTGCTAGTGCTACGGCTACTGGGGTGGTGGGGGAAATTAGGATTGATGCTAGTTATATTTATGTGTGTACGGCTACTAATGTTTGGAAAAGATCGGCTTTATCTACTTGGTGATTTTATATTTTTAAATTTAATACAATACAATGAAAACTGCGACTATAATTTTTTCAATTCTTTTTTCAGCATTTATTGCTGATGCTCAAAGTTTTACTTTTAAGGTAAATAATTATACTTTTCAAGACGAAACACGTAAGTCGGTGACGATTACTGGCATTCGTGCAAAGATGATTAATAATATTGATTGTAATCTTAGTGATAGTACTTTTTATCGTCAGTTTTATATTGATTTTAAGACTACAAATGTTGAAAGCTTTGGTGGTTTGAATACTGATACTGGAAAGATGGCGAGCGAATTATCGGCTAATATGAATATTCCTTTAGCTACTGCAAAAGCACTAATATTAGACATTTGCAAGAAACTTGAATTTGGTACGGTTGCTGAAAAATATGCAGCAGCTGGAGCTTTAGCGGGTGGATATGGTTATACGCTTAAGCCTTTGAGTGAGCAAAAGGAATGACGATATATCCTGAGATATTGCTGAAGAAAGTGGAAAAACTTAATTGGCAAGTGATTGAAGATTGCTTGCTGATTGAGTATAATGTGCTGATTAGGAAGGGGTTTAAGACGGATTTGGTGAGTTCGACAAGGTTGTTTTGGTTTGTTGTGCCGCCGCATGGGAATGCTTGCAATGCTGCGATTGTGCATGATTATATCTGGAGAAAAAGTTTGTTTAGCAGAAATTATTGTGATAAGATTTTTTTGGAGCTTTTAAGGCTTTCGGATATACCAGGGTGGCAGAGTTATTTAATGTGGATTGTTGTGAGGGCTTTTGGTTGGATGAAAAACAATAAAGAAAAATAGATATGAATGCTTTTGATAAATTGATAAATGGTGCTTTTGGGATACTTCTAAAAGCAATTGGAATTATGCTTTCTAGTGTGATTGTGATTTGGCTATTTAAGTTTGCGATTGGATTAGTAAGAGATATTTTGGCATTGGTGGGGCTTTAATGGCCCTACCCTATGATTTTTTTTATGATTAGAAATGTACTATGAAAGTTGTGATGCTGGGGGTGCGGAAGTTTCGAGTGCCTGAGGGTTTTGATGAGTGCAATGATGCTCAGAGAAATTTGCTGCTGGTATGTGGGCTTGTGCCTGAAGAACGTAGGGAGAGAAGTTTTTGGGAGTTGGTGATTAGATCGGGGCTTGGGTGTGATGTGAGATTTTGGGATAAATTGGTTTTGAGTCTTGATCAGTGGGCAATGCTGAAGGAGTGTATGAAGTGGATTTTTAGTGATCGGATTAGAAAGAGGCCGTATGAGTATTTGGATGTGGGTGGGGTTAGGTATTGGGCTATGAAGGATGGCTTTGATGATACGGATGCGGTGGAGATTAGTGTGGCAGCAATGTATTTTATGAAACTTAATGATGAAAATGAGCCTGACTTTGGAATGGTGGAGATGTTGATGGGGGTTTTTTTGAGGCCTGAGCGTAGGGATTTGAAGGAGTTTAGGTTGAGTGATGAGTGGAATGGTGATGTACGAGAGGTTTATAATGAGCAAAGAGTGATAGAAAGGGCTGAGATTTTTAAGAAGCTGGAGTTTGGGGTGAAGGTGGCTTTTTTGCAATGGTTTGAGGCTGAGTTTACTTATTTTATTGAATGTTATAAGGATGTTTTTCGTAAGGGTAGTGATAATGATGCCAGGTATGATGATGGCCGTGGGTGGATGTTGCTGCTGAAGCATGTGGCTCAGAAAGGGTATTTTGGTGGTATAGCTGGGGTGCATAGGACTAATGCTCATGTGGTTTGGAGTTATTTGCTTGATGATGTGTTGGATTCGAAAATTAAGAATTAAAAATATACTGTTATGGTTGAGATTCGTGATGAAGTTGGGTTGGTGTTGTATTTGAAAGAAGTTGTGATGCCTACTATTGTGGAATTGAAAGAGGTGGTTTATTTAGATGCTGGAGATGATATTCATCAGCGGGTTGAAAGCTATTTTGCTAATAGTTATAAGGGTTTGGCCTTATTTGTTGGGGTGTATGATGGTGAGATAAGTAATAGAGCTGGTAGTGGAAGATATGTTATTAATGCTCAGTTGACTATTTTGATGAAGCACAATAAGGTGAATGTGAGTGAGCTGCCTGGTGTGAGACGAGATGCTAGGGTTGTGCTGACGAAAGTGCTGGGAAAAATAAAGAAGGATTGTGATACGGCTATGATTGAAAATATTGGATATAGGTATGAGATTGAATTGGTGGGCAATAAGTTTCATGCGGTAAGCAATTTTGCGAATGTGAGTGCGTATGGGTATAGTGTTGATTTTGATTTGAATATTGGGGTTGATGCTTTATTGAATTAAGATATTTTTTCGTTTTTAGTATTTTAGGTTTAGTTGATAAGAGAGGTGGAAAGGTGGTTGGTTTTGCTGACTGCCTTTTTTTTGTCCTATTGTGATGGGAATTGATTGTTTAGGTTTGGGTATTGAATTATAAAATTTTCTAAAGATATTATTATGGATGCTGCGAATATTGTACATAAGGCGGTAAGGTTTGGGCAAAATCAATTGATTGTGTGTGTTGATGCTGCTGCTGAAAGTATTGTGAATAGAAGTGGGTTGGTATATTATGCTGAAGTATTGGTGCCTAAGGCTTATAGATCTGG